ACAATCTTGCGCCCAAGGCTCTCGATACGCTCCTGGAAATTCCTTCGTTCATCCTCAAGAATCTCGTTGTACTTGGAAATCTGTTCCTCTGCCGCATACAATTTCTTCTCAGTAGCCATGATGTGGTCCATCAGCTCCTTGATGATTTTGTTGTCACGATTCTTAAGCCACAGCTGGCAGAACTCGTCTTTGTTCATCTGAACTCTGTCGTAGATGTTCTCTACTTTGCCGTATTCCTCTGCTGAGAGGTTAACGTGTGTCCTGTCGTAAAATTCCGGATTGTAACATACTCTTATAATTTTAGTGAATAGTTCGGCTCAGGCAAGAGCCGAGAAAGACTAACATTCTGTGCAGTTTCCTTCCATGATGTCGCCAGCAGCAAGCCAAACAATATACATCTCAAGCATTTTGCGGTCTTTATCTGCTGCATTCTCCACACCATAATCTTCAAGGACTTGTATAATCTGCTCAGAACTGATTTGGGCAAACTGCTCTTTTACATAACCAAGTCCAATAGTGCGCTCACAATCTGTGTCGCATAAGCCAGGATGGTAGCAGCAATCTGCATCGTACTTATCCAATTCGATCTCGAAAGTTCCCAACTTCCAAGCATCAAAAGTTACGCTGTATCTCATATCTTATAATTTTGGTTAATAGCGGAGCCGTTCGGCTCCAGAAGACTACTCAATGGTCAGGTACTCAGCACCAGTTCGCTCATTGATGAAACGACAACTCTTTATCTCAGAGATATTCAGCAAATAATCCTTGGAAATCTCAAGGAGCCAGATCTCAGATGAAGAGAAAACGTTCTTCTGACAATCACGGAACTGTGTAGTCAGTTTGGCTACCATGTCAATCGTACAACGGAGAATCTTGTGCGCTCCGTTCTTGAATGTCACAATACACTTGAAAATGGCATTCGTCTTTAATTCTTTAATCATGTTCATTATAGTTTGGTGAATATTTGTGCAGCCGTTCGGCTGCAGAGACTAATTCAGCAACTCGTTTGCACACTCAAGCCATAAATCGGCCACATAATCACCGGCCTTGGAATAATCCTCAAGCTTGTCACGTACCTCTGTCAGCTGCTCACGCTGCTCACTACTCAGAGAAAAACGCTGTTTCTCTTCAAACTGTTTCCAACTGAAATAATCTACAATCTCAGTCAGATGTTCAAATTTTAAGTCTGCCATATTCGTTCTATTTGGTTTATAGCAGCACAGGCAGGCGAACGAACGAACAAAAATACCCACCCATGCCGAAAAGGCTACGATAACTTGATGCACATACGACGTGCGAAATTCAGTGCCCAGCCACGAAAGCAATACAGATTAGAAAGAATCTGATACACGGGCACACCATCAGGGTCAATGGTCAGCAGCTTGCCGACACACCAGAACCCCTTGGACTTAATAACTCTGTAAATTTCCATATGTAGAAATATTGGTTTGTTGTTCGGCTCATGTGAGAGCCGACGAGAGACTAATAGATGAAATACACGAGTTTTCCTGTCTCGTACTTGTCAATGTTGATGTAGTAACTTAAGCCAAGAGCACCGACAACACAATTGAGATAATCATCCCAAAGAAACAAATCGTTGTCTTTCTCAGCATTGAACACCTTGATTGATCCATCTTGTTTGTCCTGTAAGAAATCAAATCTGTTTTGGAAATTGCTTTCCTTGTTTCTCAGGTAGTGGTCGCTCTTTCTGAGAATCTGAGCGGCCTTTTTCAATACACATTTCTTTTCCATAAATCAATCATTTTAATTGGTTACACAATGAAACCCAACAAGCAATCATGCTTGCAGGGCTTAAGACTACAACATTCTCTCAAGGCGAAGAATCTCACGGTAATAGTCACGCAAGAATCGTTTACCTCGTTCTGTCTCATTCGCTGCAAACCACAACCAGACGAGATAGAGGAATCCACAGAACGTTACCCATATATTCCCCTCAGTGAATGCAGCTACACATGGCAGCAATACCGCAAAAGCGGTAAGATGTAATGATATTCTCTTCATAATTCTATAAGTTTGGTTAATAGTAAGAGAGAGCCGATTGCTCGTACTCTCTCCCGTAGTCTCTCCCACTTCGTTAATTCTCCTGCGACTTTCCTGACTAAAGCAGGGCATCTTTGCCGCAACCGTGGGATATTGGCAGATTAGGTCATCTGCCAGGCCGTTCTTTATGCTGTGGGTCTCACACCCATTAATATCTTTCATTGCAGCCGTTCATCGTACTTTGCAGCAAGATCCCTCTACACGTCCAGACAGACATCAAATCCATCTACGGCGGTGGGGCTATCGTACTGCACAAGCACACGACCCAACAATTTACTAAAGTGATTAAATGAATTGTCGTACTTTCGACGGGAACCACCACGATATATCAGCGGATATGTCGTACTTGATTGCTCAAGTCGTACTCGGCAAGTAGCCAGCCGTTATTGTCGTACTTTCGACGGGAACCACACCACGACATATCCGCTGATATATCGTACTTGATTGCTCAAGTCGTACTCGGCAAGTAGCCAGCCGTTATTATCGTACTCCCTCACGGGAGAAATAATCTAAAGAATATGATTTGTAAGCCATCTTTTTGGGGTACACTTGAAGAGGGTGGGAACTTTTCGTTCCTCTCACGTCATAAACTAATAGGACTCGATCGTACTCTTGCATCGCTCAACGTCTATCCGTTCGTCTGACCCTCTCGGCTGCATTGACCCTTTGCACCATATAGGTCGGCTCAGTACTCCCCTTACAGAAAATCCTCACGCACTCCAGGTGCCAGAGGTCGTACTCCCGACGATGCCGCAACGCCTAACGCCCGCATCATCGTTCATCGTACTCTCGTTTCTCTCGGTTTCCCTACGTACACGGCTGCTGCTATTCCGCTCGTTCAAGTCGCTCAGCCAACTAAATGACTGAGAAAACGCTCGGTCTCAGCATACGCTCTAACCGCTGAATGTTGTTTGCCTGGGCTTGCAACCAGTACCGATTGCTCGGTAGCCACATTAATCAGGCAGATGTCGTACTGCCTGACTGCTCTGTGTTACATGATTTCGTACTCTATTCCGTTCTCGTCGTACTCTGCCATAATCAGCAATGAATCTTCTACGTCACCGACATACTGCAGTTCGTTGTTTACATGAATCTCTATCATAACTCGTTCGTTTTAATTGTTCGACCATATTTCTATTCTCGTTGCAGCATCCAGTAAGCGCACCTCAAACTCTGGTGCCTCGGCAGATACTTTGTGTGCCCAAAACTTTGCAAAGTTCAGACTTCCCTCAATATCCAGCCAGCCAAATCTGTAGAATATCGTCCACTTTGGCAAATCGTTCGTCAATCGTTCAGCTCTAAGATTCCTGAGCCAGTCGATTCTCTGCTGCTCAGCCGTTCGGCCTCGCCTGCTGACAAACGTCATTCGTTCGTTCATCAATCGTTCGCTCTTGTTCATTTGTTCGTTCGTTTTAATCGTTCGGGCCGTTCGTTCAGTCGGCCAATACACTGGAGATTCTTCAGATCCCGACACGCCAGGTGTTTCGTCTTAATTCTCAAAGACTCGTCAGGGGATTTTTGAAACGGTATCAAAAAAAAGTGGTAGGGAAAAATCCCTACTCACTTTTTTCGTTGTGTGTGTGCTGCAAGTTATTCGGCTAACATTGCTTGCAACTCTGCCAGGTATGCGGCCTTCTCTTCCTTCGTCATCGTGGAGAATGCGAGCTTACCACCTTCTGCCATATTCTGCACTTTCTTCTGTGCACCCTCTTTAGCGTCATTGTATCTGTTCCAACCGCTTGCGAGCTGCACGATGTCGGTTGCGTTGCTCAAGGTCTTGGGTTTCTTGTACCACTGACGACCAGCGAGATTGTCAACACGAACAGCGTCAGTGTTAGCGCTCTCCCACTCTTCCTTTGTTGGGTTGGGTTTTCCTGTCTTAGAGTTGGTGCCACCGATAACGGGACATGTGTAAACCCAGTAAACGCCTTCCTCCTTCTTGGTGTTTTTCAGCAACTTCTCAACATCTGACAACTCAACATCATTGCAAGCGGCTGCAAAGTGTTCGGCGGCATGGTTTGCCATATATGCGGCAACCCTTTCACGCATTGACAACTCTTTTCCCTCTTCGATTGCTAACTTTGTAGCCTCGATGTTTGCAACTTCATTAGTTTTTTTCATAACCTTTGTGGTGTTCAAATTCTGCTTTTGCAGCGTGCCTAACACCTACTGCACCTTTGGTTAAACATGTAATAATATTACATTTCTTATATATACAAATATACGAAAATTTTACGACACTTGCAATACACCAAAAATTCTTACAATATATTTCTGTAACTCGCTGAATATCAATAAGTTACAAAACCAATGTGCCCGCACACAAGTAAAAATTTGTTAAATCTTTGCGGTATAACAGCATAATATAGGGAACATTTCTTAATAGGTATTAATGGACTGCCTGATAAGTTAATGCCAGTTAAATAATGGTGCTTTAGTGATGTCGTAACTTTTTACTCTTTGGCGCAACTTTTCGATTTTCTTTACAAAGTAAAAAATGCCTATTTATAAGGGTTTCCAGATGTATTTTTTGCATATTCACTTTTGTATGTATGGATATGCATTATTTTGTGTAAAGATTTTATCACTGACAATATGGCGGTAAAGTATTTTCAATGCGACGAGGTGGCGCGAATCCTAAAAATTTGTTAAACCAAAGAAATAGTGTTAAATAAAATTAATTTACAATGCTATATTATTGGGTATAATATAGGATATAGTGTTAAAAATGTGTAAACAAAAGGGTTTTGTGCAAATATTAACTAAATTTTGCAAAGAGTGTTAAATACCCTTTAATACCCCTACCACCCCCCTTGCTGGCACGCTTTTTGTGCGCTTGGTCGCTTCAAAAATATTTTTTCCCATTTTTTTCAGGTCGTTTTAACAATTCCTCTCAGCGAGGTTTATTTTGGCCCACGATGTCACAATATCGTTCACTCTACTGACCATATATAGGTGTCGAAAAATAATATCGTTCATTAAAAAATCCTAATAAACAAAGGATTTTATGTATAAAAATGCACGATATTAACGAAAAGTTGTATATTTGCATCGCAATCTGGAAATTTTCGATATTTCGTTATTTCCTGTTTGTAAGTTGTTGGTAGTCAGTTCAGTTATAATGACTGATATTGCATTTTGGTCTATTTTTTATCGTTCAGTTCGTTCATATTAGCCAAATGGTCCCCAAATTCCGTAAAGGTGATCTGGTTGTGCTCCGTTTGCAGGAGGTAGTTGTTTCTGACACGTCATCGAGGCGTATTGTCTTGAAGTGCTTTGGTCGTGTTGGTACCATTGAAAATGTCGTGAACTATGTATTTGGCATTGATTACGATGTCAAGTTGAGTTGTGACGGTTCGGATTATGTTATTCGTGTCAACGAGCATGATCTTGGTGAGTTTCATGCTCCAGACTATAGGAGTATGTATAGTGCCATTGAAAAAAGTCCCGTCACTGACTGTGAGATTCGTACCGATGGTGTGTTCTATGTCTTGAAAGACGGTAGCCGTTGGAACGTCGTGACTGGTGAGAAGGTGCCCGATTTCAAGGGTGAGCGTTATCGTCCTGGAGTGCAAGGCGTATCAGAAGACACGGCACAGGAACTTATTAATAGGATGAGTGCTATACGCAGCCATGCGAAGAATCCTTTTGAGGGGATTGTTTTTGGTGGTGGGCGTGATTATGGCAAGTCATGGTTGAAAGATTGGCTGGAAACGGAGAGGAAAGTTGTTGAGGATATTGTTACGAACAAAAAGATGCCTTCGTTTGTCGCTCCGCGATATGTGTTGAAAATGGACTTAGATAAAGTCTATGCCAGGATGCTTGAATCTGAGTCGAAGCCTGAGAGCAAGATGACTAAGGAGAGGTGTATCAAGTTACTTGAGGCTTACAGGGCTGAGTGTGAGAAGGTGGCCAAGGACCGTAAGTTCGAGCGTTGCCTTCGTGACACAGTGTGGTGAATGAGGCTCTTGAGAGGGTCATAGAGTTATTGAAGGGATGAATGTACCGCAGGGATTTATCGAGATGACTTGCCTCAATGACGGCAAGCGCTGTCTGGTCAGGACGAACCTTATTGGTTCTGTGTACGAGTGTGGTCCGACGAAGAAAGACTATGGCGTGAAGCCTGCTCATACTGAGATCTGCTACGAAGGCGACAAAAGTGTTGACGTGGTGGAGAGTTACGATGAAGTTTTAGATAAAATGTATATATCAGGGTTATGATAGGAAAAAATCGTATTTTTAAGCGTGGTGATGTTATCGTAAGTGGCTTGGGTAATATCAGGATATTCACTGGCGAGAAGTTTGAAGATGACTCATACAAGTGTCTCGCCTGCTACTGTGTCTCAGGTTTACCGGCTGGCACTGATATGCGTTATGCGCGTCATGCTACGGCGAAAGAGAAGAAGCTGTTCTTTAATGCTTTGAAGGCTAACGGTCTGTGCTTTGACAAGGCGAATGGCAAAGGTTGACTGGAAGGCCGACGGTCCTCAGCCTTATAAGGTGGTGAAGAAGCGTGTGCGTCCTACTCTTACTCAGATGAGAGATTTGGAGTCTGGTCTTGAGAATGAGCATAAACTCCATATTCATTTCTCAAAGCAGGCTGGCATGTTAAAAGTTGTCGCAGATGGGCTTGAAACTAAAGTAAAGGCTGGTCTTGAGCAGATAGACAAGCTAACTTCTGAAAACAGAACTTTGCGGCAGTCGAACGCTCTGATGGAGGAAGAACTGGAGCGTCAGAAGAAGGCCAACATTGAACTGAGCAAGTTCAACGATCAGTATAAAGAGGAACTGGCGGCACTAAAAGGCCGTGGTTTCTGGGCAAGGGTGTTCAATCAAAAGTGTTAGGAAAATGATCTGGGCTATTCTGTTTTACTGTCTGATTATCTTCATCACACTGTACCTGTGGTGGGTAATATCTTTCCGTTCCTATTATACGAAAGATATATCTTTCCGTTCCTATTATACGAAAGATAATAGAAGCTTGGAGGATACTTGGAATAAGGGCGATAAGGTGAAGTTCCCGCTGTGGAAACTCATCGTAACATTCTCATTAGCGTTTGTGCCTGGTATCAACATCCTTCTGTTGATGAGTCAGGTATTCCTCATTTCGGATCTCACAAACATGAAGGATGTGGAGTTTAGGAGTTTCCTTTTCAAGAAATATTAAACTGGTAGGGGTAGTAGCTATAAGTCGGTAGTCTGACACTGGTAGAGCAACGTCGTGAACGTTATGTTGCGGGTTCGAGTCCCGCCTACCCTACAAAAAATATGAAGATGGGAGAAGAAATATATTGGGGTAAACCCTCGGTGTTAATGGGTGTTGCCAGTATTCCAATCGGCCAAACCTCATTTGATCCGATAGAGATCAGCCATATAGATACAGGCAGATACATAGATGATGATGTCGTGTTTCCGAAGAATCCGAGCAGCATATCGTTCGACATTCCTGTTACACCAGACTTGTGCAAGTTGTTCGGAGAGTTGACAAAGAAGAGACGTTTGCCAAGAAAGTTAAAGAAGGCTATCAAGGTTCGCGTTGCAAAGAGATTCTGCACGAAAGTGAAGAAGATAAAATTAGTTAGGAAATGAGAGACAGTACAGTTATAGATAAGATTTACGGAGGTCTGCTTAGGCAGTGTTCCAATGGCGACTTCAACTTTGAGAAGTTCAAAGGCCGTTGGGGCTATAAGACATCTGAGGCATACCTTGACAAGAAACTCGACTTCATTGAGAAGGTAAGGCTGTTGGCAAAGGACTGCAACATCAAGTATTACGATGGTGAGTTCTATATGTATGATGATAAGATCTACGTCACTATCAGGGAGGAACTTATTGTAGCCGCCTACGACTTGCTGTTGGAGCATCTGAGGATAGTGCCTATGATTGGCGACAAGGGTATCTGCAAGAAATACTTCACCGATGTCATCAGGTACTTCAATCCGCTTCTGCCGAGGCATGATCTTATAGCCTTCAAGAATGGCGTGCTGGACCTGAGAGAGTACCGCCTGTATGATTTCAGTCCAAGGTTCCATGTGACCTACTACCATCCTTACGAGTACGACGAGAAGGCTAAGTGTAATAAGTGGAACAATTTTCTCCATGAGGTTCTGCCCGATAAGAACAGCCGTCTGATACTGCAGATGTTCTTAGGCTTGGGATTGATGGAGCGTGGTACTGTCTATAATCCTTATGAGGGAAAGAACGCTGCAAAGATAGAGTTGTGCCTTATCCTGCTTGGTGCTGGTGCCAATGGTAAGAGTACCATCTACGATACTGCCATTGGTATTTTCGGCAAGGAAAGGATTTCTGGCCTTGACTATGATGACCTGACAGCTACGGGCGATGAAGGAATGAGGGCGAGACGCTTACTGAGAGAAGCCATCTTCAACTGGTCTTCCGACTCTGACCAAAGAACGTTCGGGCGCAAGCGTACAGGTGTCTTCAAGCGTATCGTGTCTGGCGAGAGTGTCACGGACAGGAAGTTGGGCGAGGACGTGAAGGAGAATTACAATATTCCATTCTTGATCTTCAATCTGAACGAGCTGCCCTACTCTGACGATCAGAGTCTTGGCTTCATCCGACGCTTGCAGTTCATATCCTTTGAGATTACCATCCCGAAGGATAAGCAGAATCCTGCTTTGTCGCGTGAGTTGGTTGCTGAGTACCCCGGCATCTTCAACTGGATTCTGAGAGGATCGAGGGAGTTGAAGCGCAGAAAGTTTGTGTTCCCTTCGTCAGAAGGTAACAGAAGGCAGATATTGTTGGCTCAGTTGCAGATGAATCCTGTCATTGCATGGATCAACTCATATCAGATGCGCAAGGAGCCAGGCGCATTGCATGAGGAATCCGTGAAGATACCTACGGCAGATCTCTACGACAGCCTTGTGAGGTTCTGTAATGACAATGAGGCAGAAGTGCCATCGCGTCAGAAGTTCGGGCACACTATGGGAAAGTTCGGGTTTGCAAAGCAGCACTTCGCCGAGGGCTACAGGTACATCATCTATGGCTGCAATGAGGAACGTCTTGCAGAGCCATTCATCATTCACGATGCGAATATGCAAGTAGATTACATAGAAGAAAAAGGAACATTCATAAAAGAAGACGATTAACATGGAAGAGAAACAAGAAATTCTGGTACTGCCTTTTGGCAGAAAGATTCAGGTTGGGAACTATACCGTTCTCAAGTACACGAAGACGCTGACGAAGCAGCAGTTGAAGTCTATTCGTGAAGACAAGGACATCCATCCCGAAGTCCGCAGGCAACTCACTCGTGCCGGCCTGCCTTACATCAAGGTAGAGGCTATCAGCATGATTTGGAGCGTAGAGTTCTGTTGCAATACTGGTGTCTTCATGCACATTGACCGTATTCTGCCTCTGGCCCTGCTTGCAGCTCAGGAAGGGCGTGAGCCAGAGTATGAGAGTATCGCTGACTTTGCCCATCTGTTCGGCATGTGGATGACAGATACCTGTGCGCAGGGTGACAGTATCTACTATGCAGACAAGGGTAAGGCTCTGCAAGCCTACCTTGAGAGACAGGCAGCTTTGAAATCTGCAAAAGAAACTCCAGAGGAGAAAGCCGAGGATGACAAGATTCTCGAAGAGGTGAAGGCAGAGGAAGAAGCCAAGGCCAACATTATTGACATGGCTCAGAACATCAATAAGGAAGGAGGCTCTGATGAAGGTAACTGATAAAGTGCTCGAGATTGTTCAGGACCACACACGGGTTACTGACACCATTGATTCTATCTGCTGTGCTATCGAGAACGGCACCGACATGCCGAATTTCATTCCTGTATGTAATGATACGATGGTATCAGATCAGTTGGGAAAGATTGCAGAGACTATTACGAATTTAAGAAAGAAGTTATTATGAAGTTCATCATCGGTATAGATCCAGGAGAGAAAGGTGGCATTGCCATGCTCGACCAGAATGGCAAAGTTATCAACGTAGAGAAGATGCCTGAGACACCTAAAGATCTTTATGATCATCTTGTGGCACTCATGTCTCATGCAGCATCGACAGCCTCGCAGATGTGTGAGCCGGACGTTGTTGTGTATATTGAGAAAGTCGGTGGAATACCCGGTCAAGGTGCTTCGTCTGCATTCAGTTTCGGTAAGGGATGCGGTCATCTTGAGATGGCCCTTCTTGCATTGAAGCTAAGCACCAACGATGTGACACCTCAGAAATGGCAGAAGACTGCTGCAGAGAAGAGAGAGCATAAGCGCAAGCTCAAGGCCAAATGCCAGTCTTTATTTCCTAAGCTCGGTAAGAAGATCACCAATGCCACTTGTGACGCTTTGCTTATAGCAGAATATGGAAGAAAGCAAGAAGTCGGCAAGTAGTCTGTATAAGATCGGTGACTACGTTGAGATCATTGTCTGTAACTCTCATTGTCATCAGATTGGCAAAGTTGTTGGCTTTGATCCTTATAATGAGTTCAATTTGAAGATTGAATTTGAGAAAGGTTATATTCAAGGATATATGGTAAATGAAATCAGACACATTCCGAGAATTGGCCAAAAGATAAAACCAACAAAAAAGATTTCTCTTAGAAGACTCTTAGGAATGTAATAAAAGAAGGGGAACTGCTCTCACGAGTGGTTCCCCTTTACATAGACACAAAGATATGTAGAAGTTAGGTATCTTCCGATGCTTTCTTAAATTTGCATTGGTCACATCTTGAAAAGAGACAGTCTTGACAGCCTGTGGGATAGGACACGGGCAGATAGTAATGCACGGTCTTGTCATCCGTCTTGACCTCATTCTGCTTCATTCGAGAGATATTGATTATCTGGTCATTGACTTTGTTGTATTCGGTAGAGCCAGGTTTGAGGCTCTGCAGGATGGTTTGCAACTCTATGAGCTTCTTTTCCTTGTTGGTGGCCTGCTCAAGAAGTTCATCGGCATTGTCTTTCATTTCCTGCTGTATCTTGTCTATCTCTGATTGCTGCAGAACTTTCTTGTTTTCTGCTATTCGTTGCTGCACAGGCTCAGATGCCAATAGCTTCGCCACCTCTGCCTTGAGTGCCGTGCGGTTCCACGTAGCCCCCTTGCGAATGGCGACAGCCCAAGCATCTTCTTCTGGCCAGCCTTGCGTTACGAGATCAGCAAATGCAAGTTGCTCTGGTGTCAACTTATACTGACGCGCTATTTTGTTCAGCTTTGATGATACGTCTATATCCATGTCTTAGTGATTTTTGTCCCATTCTTCCCAATTATTCTCTCCCTCATGATTGCCGTTCTCGTCGGTGGTTCGTGTACGGCCATTGCCAGTGCGCACATTGCCCTGCTTGGCCTGTATCTTCGATGTCTGCTTTAATTTCTCTATCTCTGCTTCGACTTCTGCCTTCTTCTTCTTTATCTCGTAGAGAAGATCAAGTTCCTGCTTCTGCTTATATTCCTTGAGAATACGATCCACTTCATCATTCTTAGTGTACTTGGATGCTCTCTCTGATGCTGTCTGCTTTGAGATAAAGCCTTCACGGACACCAATCTCAAGATTCTGCATCAACTCAGAATCATTCTGATGTATATACGGTTCAAGCCATGCCTTTACAGGCAATACCATAAGCGTAGCAGCCTTGTTTATCTTATAGCCCCATCCATATTTGACAATGCGGACACACTGCTCAAGGAAGTCCTGATAATGTGCCACTCCACCTATTGCCAGTTCGATAGCAGGGCTGAACAGCAGCTTGACGGCAACACCAGGCAGGTCGCCGGATTTCAACTCAGGCGGCTTCACAGCAAATGACTGCTCGTAGATAAGATCGTAGAGTTTTGTCAGCAAAGTATTGTACGATGCAGAGACATCGGCCTGATTCAAGAAACCAGCCTCTCCCTTCGGGTCTGAAATGGCAACGGCCTTGACGGCTCCGTTCATGCTGCCGCTGATCTTGACACCCTTGCCTTTGGCATAGAATATCGGGAAAGCGTAAGCCTTGTTATTCTCAAAGAAGTAAGACATCGCTTCTTCGTACTTCTCGATGGTGTCCTGAGAGAATGCCCATATAGGCCCTTCTGTGTTGACGTGGTAGGCAACAGGTATGAAGGGGAAACCATGCTCTACAGGCTCACCAACCTGTTTGAATCCGTTGAGTCCGAAGATGCCCTTGAACTTCTCAAAGAGTTCATTGCTCGAAATGTCACGCTTGTATCTGTAGAGGTATTTTTCATCCCATACCTCAACATACTCCGTTGTGCTCTTGCCGTCTTCATCGAGGTCACGATATTTGCGGGCGAAGAGTTTCATCTTGCCCGTGATGGAATCGTAATGCGGGTAGAGTTTATCGCCATAGAGGAAAGAGAACACCTTTGCCTGCGGATTGCCGTCCTCGTCGAAATATCCGACCAAGGCAGCATCGGAAACGGTGTGGATAGAGTCAATGGCATCGTACAGACGTTCCTCCATCCCCATTGTGAGCCATCCCTCTTTAAACTCAAGCAGATGCAGGGTGTTCTCAAGAGTCTTCAACTCGTCTTTCTCATGTGATGCGAG